TCCATGAAGCCTTAAGACATATTCTAAATGTCAAGTGAAGAATGCATCTGGCCTGACCAACTGATCCAGACTACTTCACAGTAGGCAAGGCAACTGGACTGCGGCGGGGTGCGCGTGAGGGTGCGCGGCGGGGTGCGTGTAGACCTATCGAGCCGCCCTGTCAGGCAGGGGAACAGACAGGAACAGCGGCCCCGGCCCAGACCCGGCCCAGATCAGACCGGGGGCAGACCGGGGGGGGATGCCCGGCCCCGGACACATCCCGAACACACCCGGCCCGGATACCCTGCGGGCATAGGCAGACCGGCTGACTAGCAGTCAGCAGGGCAGGTCATCTGAATCCGCAAAGGAGTCCCAGCCCCGCGCATAGGGGAAAAAAAACGGGCGTGATAAACACCGCCCGCGCGTGGGGGGCCGGGCCTTGGCCTCAACGTTATATAAACATCCCCTATCTCTCAGGATATTTTTGAAACCTACCCCCTAGGAATGGCGTATTTATGCGGTTTTTTGGGGGTACTTTCTCTCCTTTGACAAATCACAGGTACTTCAATGCCGATTAAAAAGACCAAGGGCGGCTACAAGTGGGGTTCTAAGGGCAAAACCTACCCCTCTAAGAAAGGCGCACAGGAACAGGCCAAAGCGGCATATGCCAATGGCTACAAGAAAAAGAAGTCAAGTTACTGATTGCGTCAGGTTTGAGCAGTGCAATGCTCCTATCTGTCCTTTAGACCCTGATTGGGAAGAAAGACTGTGGCTTGGGAATGAGGGTATCTGTAGGTACATCAGATATGCCGTACAAGGCCGAAAAAAGGTGTCGTATCCGGAACTTTGGGACTCCCGAGTAGTAGGGGCCATCCTAGAGAGGTTCCCCCGCATGGGACAAAGAATTCTGTGAAAAAAAAATTTCTTTTTTAGTGCCAAAACATCCTTTAGGTCTGAGGATATTTTTGAAACGTACCTCAAGAAACGGCATAACTGCGCCATTCTCAGGGGTATTTATTCTCCATTTGACAAATGATCGATTAAATAAATAGGAAACCATCATGCCATCAGTAGGAAAAAAGAAGTTCCCTTACACCGCTAAGGGAAAGAAAGCCGCCATGTCTCACGCGAAGAAGACCGGAAAAAAAGTTAAGCCCAAGAAGGGCTACTAATGATTTGCGTTACTTCCTCGACATAGAAGTCATTAACGGCCAGCCCCTGATCTTTGTTCGCGGCAGGGATAAGGCTTACCGATTCCGAAATATTTATACGGCGCGGATTTTCATTCGCCTGTTGAACTGGTTCCAAAAAATGTCCGAGAAAAATTTTTGCAATTGCCCCGATTGCCTTGAGGGTCACTGTACCTGTACGGCGGATGGGAAATGCGATGAGTGCCTCTGTCCGAAATGCGGCCATTCCTCGTAGCGTTACTAATTACGTTCTTCGGAGGAAACGCCACTGCTGACCTATACGGATCGAGAGCCAGTTTCCTTCTGCATAACGATCTGCGAAATTGGATGAGCCTGTCTTATCTTTCCACCAATGTAGACGATGCATGGCGCAGACGGGTGGAGAACGCCTTGATCGCCCAAAACGACACCCATATCTACCTCTATTCTCAGAACGGGGATGACGGAATCGGGAATGTCTCTCCCCAGCCAGACTGGGAACTGAGGTTAGATCATCTTAATAGCAGGGGTCTGCGGCCAATTATGTGGCTGATGGCAGACGATTCCCCAGATTTGGCCTCAAAACCGCTTTCAGCCCATAAAGCGCACAACGCTGAGATGGTCAGAAGGTTTGATGACAAGGTTGATGCCTACGTCATTGGACTGGAAGTAGACGAATACTGGTCTGCGGCGCAAGTCCAGCAGATGGTTGCTGATCTAAAAGCCAAGACAAACAAACCTGTTGGTGTGCATCTTAGCCCCGGTGTTAAGCCGTCCTATTACCAAGGGGCCGACGTAATTTTTTTGCAGACTGGCTTTGACCTTAATGAGGCCCAGTTCAGAGCGAGGGTGAATGAGGCTCTTGCTCTCGGTAAGCCAGTGGTCGTGTCTGAGTACCACATGGATTCGTCTTCAACCCTTGCGAAAAGATTCGGAGATATCGCTTGCGAAATGGGAGCAATAGGCACTGGAAACGGGCGGAACGTCACCCCTTGTGGGCAAGTACCGAAGAAAGAGAAGTGGTACGAGAAATACGAGAAGGAGATGGTCGTAGCAGGGGTCGCAATGGCAACCCTTTATGCGGTTACCAGATTAGACCTCCCGCTTACTTTGAAAGCGACAGAGGACGATTTCGAGATCGGGACGAGGAAACAGATTGGGAATCATTCGGTTGGCGCTAGTTACAGCGAAAACCGGGCAATGGCTACTTACGAATTCAGATTTTAACTATGGCAGGACTCATCAGGGCCAGAAAGCCCAGCGAATACAAAACCGGAGGCGGTAAACCCCGCAACTACAAGAAGGAATACAAAAAATTTCATTCTTCTCCCAAAGCAATTGCTGAGAGAAGTTCAAGGAATAAGGCGCGTAGGAAATTGACCAAACTTGGACGGGTCAGAAAGGGTGACGGAAAAGATGTGCATCATGCAAATCGCCGTCCTACGGATAACAAAGTATCCAATCTGCGAGTTATTTCTAAATCGAGAAACAGGGCAATAAAGTAATGAACGTATCACCGAAAGGGAAACGCATTGGCTGGGCAAGAAGGAAGGAGCCGCCGAAGTTCGATGCACTGGATGAATCGGCTATAAAAATTGCCCAGATCAGTAGCGCGATGGAAGACGACACTGAAAAAACCATCAACCAGATTGAAATGCTTCGTAACCAAACAAAGCGAAAGGCAGAAAGGTAATGTACTCAGCCGATTTTCTTAGACGGTTTGCTCAACTTCGTCAGCAGACCCTTAACCAAGCGGCTACGGCAGTTGAGGCAACCATAGACACTGGTGACCCTGTTGATCCGGTGGATGAAGGCCAGAGGATGGTTGGGACAGGCGCACCCGCCTTCGCCCAAGCGCAAGCAAATACCGTTCAGAGCATTGTTTACGATCCAGTAACCGGCAAGGCATACCCGAATCCGAGTGTGGCAACCTCAGAAGGCGTTACCAACTACGTTTCTCAAATACCGTCTGGGATGAACATCGATTGGTCTTATTGGGATCGGTTTGCTCAACCTGAGCCTGCTCCTGCTCCTGCGGTGGAGACAACGCCTGTGAATGATCAGACGTTGGCTTTCAATGCGCCTGAGCCAAGCCCTCCGCCGCCAGCACCTGAGCCAAGCCCTGAGCCTGCGCCACAGCCCGCGCCACAGCCCGCGCCACAGCCTAGCCCTCAACCCGCTCCGCCGCCTCCGCCTTCAGTGCCGCAAAGAAGCCCTCCGCCGCCGCCCCCGAGTCCAGTGGGGATAGCATCAAGAGAGCAGTGGGAGAGTCAAGGAACCTATATGCATGGCTCCGGTCATTCGGGAAGAAACGCTGGAAAATCACTGAGGGGTGATCGCAATAACGACGCCTATTACGCGAACTACGTCCGTGCTATGGAAGAGGCCAATAAATCCGGTAACCGCGCCAAAGCGTTAGAAATAAATAGGGCGCATTCCCTGTTGCAAGGATGAGTGTTCCCGTCGCGCCCAATTCCCTGATTTACCAAGGCGAGATCGGGATTACTGTTTTGGATAACTTTATCTCTGAGGAAGAAAAAGAAGACGTGCTTTCTTTCTTTGAAGACATGGAAGAGTCCACGGTTTGCACTGAAGATGGGTCAGGGGAAAAGATTGAGGCGAGAACGGGTTATCGCAAATGGGTAGGCCACACAGAGTCGTTAACCTTTTTCAATATGTGCAGTCGCATCGCTCAGTTTGTTGGTTCAGAGTTGTCACACGCAGAGAAAGTGCAGTTGCTTCATTACGGTAAGGGAGAAAAATACGATCCGCACTTTGATGCGTTTGATCAATCCTCTGAACAGTGGCAACACTACAACCACGGCGGTCAGAGAATTTACACCGCGATGGTTTATCTCAACGATGTTCCAGAAAATGGCGGTGGCGAGACAGCGTTTCCGGTTTTAGGCTACAGCGTAAGACCCCGCGCTAGAAGGTTGTTGGTGTTCAGTAACGTCGGGAAAGACAAATCCAAAGCGCACCCTGATTCTTTGCATGGCGGAATGCCAGTCGGGACAGGCGAAAAGAAGTGCTTGACTTTGTGGTTTCGTGAGAAGCCCATAAATGAAGTCTGACGCATTTATTAAGAAGGCTAAAGGGTATCTACCAACTGCAACGCTCGAACAAGCGGGTACGTTTTACAAAAACCTTCTTAATAACAATTACGACCCGGAAATCATTCGGGAACTCGCGAAAGTAGATCGTTGGTTTCTTCTGATTGTTCTTTTAAACCGCAAGGATGCAGTACATCCTTGGTTGTATGACCGATGCAGGGAAGTAGAAAAGAATCCAGACGGCCATCTTGATTTGTGGGCTAGAGGACATTACAAGTCCACAATCATTACCTATGCGGGAACAATTCAAGAAATACTGAAAGACCCCAACATCACGATAGGCATCTTCTCCCATACAAGACCTATCGCAAAGGGCTTTCTTAAACAGATAAAACGCGAGTTTGAAATCAACGAATTTCTTCGCGATTTGTTCCCCGATGTTTGTTACCAAAATCCAAGGCAAGACTCTCCACAATGGAGTGAAGATGCAGGAATCATCGTTAATAGGAAAGCAAATCCTAAAGAGGCAACCGTAGAAGCATGGGGTTTGGTAGACGGACAGCCCATATCCCGACACTACGATTTAAGAATCTACGACGATGTTGTAACCAGAGACTCGGTAAACACTCCGGATCAGATAGCAAAAACTACGGAGTCTCTCGACCTGTCACAAAACTTGGCGGGTGGTCAAAACAGGGAGTGGTATATCGGTACGCGGTATCACTACGCAGATACCTACCGCGAGTTAATAGAACGCGGAACCGAGACTCGTATCTACCCCGCAACCGACTCTGGCGCTCCGGATGGAAACCCGATCCTTCTAACAGAAAAGGAATGGGACAAGAAAAAAACATCTATGGGCCAGTACGTTTTGGCGTGTCAGATGTTGCAAAACCCGATTGCGGGTTCTGAACAGGTATTCGATCCAGAGTGGCTACGCCGAATCGAGATTCGCCCTCGCGTAATGAATGTCTACATTCTTTGCGACCCGGCGCACTCTAAAAAAGCCTCATCCGATAGAACAGCAATAGCCATTATCGGAATAGATCACGCATTTAACAAGTATCTCCTTGATGGCCTGTGCCACAGGCTGAATCTAAAAGAGCGTTGGCAAGCGTTAACGAAGTTGAGAAACCGTTGGTTGCGCCAACCCGGAATTCAAACCGTAAAGGTCGGGTATGAGCGATACGGAAAAGATTCAGACATTGAGCATTTCAAGGAAATGATGCAGATCGAGAATAACTATTTTCCGATTGAAGAATTGGCGTGGCCGAGAGAAGGGCCAGGTTCTAAACGGGATCGCGTACAAAGATTACAGCCCGACTTTGAGAACTGGCGCTTCTTTCTGGCCCCGTCATCAGATCAACTAAGTTCAAAACAAAAACTTGCTTTTGAGCAGGGCGATGCGTCACTGATTGTTCGCCCAATAAAACAGAAAGACGAGAACGGTAGGCTGTATGACGTTACTCAAAGAATGATTGATAACGAGTACAACCTGTTTCCTGCGGTGCATGTAGACATGCTAGATGCAATGTCACGCATATATGACATCCAAGCATCGCCACCCCAAACGTTTTATTCCGACGATCTAGAGCCGGAAGCGTTGCCATCTTACTGAGGCACTTATGGACACAGATCAGTTAGCCGTATCGTTTTTAGAACACTTTATTGATGTGCCGGAAAACGAATTAAAAGAACTCGCAATTACACACTGTTTAAGTGATCTCCTTTCTACCGTTGTTAAAGAGACAGTAGAAATACTCACGGAAGAAGAGCAAACGATTCATTAGTCATGGAAAAAGTCAAAACCAGAAAATATTTGTGGCGGCAGTTAGTCGATAAAGCCGCAGGGCCGGAAGAACCGATCCCTGTTTACAACTTCCCCACAAGAAAGTTTTACGAAAACCCTAAACGACCATACGGGACGAAGAAATGAACAAAATTAAAGAATGGTGCAAAGACAATCCCAAGGCCGCAAAAGTTGTTGGGATTAGTTTGGTTGTATTCATCGTGCTGTCTGTTTTCTTCGGATGAAGGTTCTAGTTGACTCCCACAAAGGGAGCATGATGCAAGAGGCAACGATGATGAGTTTGGTTAAAAACGTTGCTGACATACTTGAGAAGCATTACCCCGGTCACGCATGGGCAGTCGGGCCGAGTAATGATTATTCAATGCTTGCGATATGGAATGAGGCTCTTTCTATGCGTTATGGCATGTGGATAAGAGTCAACGAAATAGACCCTGAGTACAAGAACATCATGCGTTGGGCTGGAGAGTTATTGGAAAGAGCCAAACTCTCAAGAGGGGCCGCACAACAAGAAGAACTTGAAAGCCTTCAAAGGGATATTAGAGGCGAGGCGGTATTCGATCAATGAATGAAGAAGTCCCGCTGAATCAGAATATCGAAGAGGGTAAGTCTACATGGCTGACTCTGGCGAGAGAAGCGTATAACTCGTCTACTTCATATCTGGACGCAAACTACCGAAAGCAATGGGAAAGGAATATTTCTCTTTTCCAATCTGAGCATCCATCTGGTTCAAAGTACCACACTAGCGGATACCAACATCGAGCAAGACTGTTCAGACCAAAGACCCGCTCTGCCATACGGACTAATGAAGCGGCAGTAGCGGCGGCGTTCTTTGCTACTGAGGACATTGTTTCTGTTTATCCAGAAAACGATTCTGATCCAGAGCAAAGGGCATCTGCAATTGTCCTAAAGCATCTGCTTCAGTACCGACTCACCAAAACCATTCCGTGGTTCCAGACTCTTGTCGCGGCTTATCAAGAAGCCCTTGTCATGGGTTCTGTCATTTCCCATCAGTACTGGGAGTACAAGGAAAGCACAAAGAAAAGGAACATCGAGATTGTTGATGATCAGGGTAATCCGGTACTCGATGAAAATGGTGAGATTGCGGTAGACAAAGCAGAAGATTTGACCATTGAAAAAGATTGCCCGTATGTTCGACTGGTTGCTTCAGAGAACTTCAGAATAGACCCTGCCGCTGACTGGAATGATCCAATAAGTACTTCTCCGTTTGTGATCGAAGTCCTGCCGATGTACTTGCAGGATGTTATGGAAAAGATGGGGGACATTGATCCGAAGACGGGAGAGCCAAAATGGAAACGGCTTTCCATGTCTGAGTTGATGCAAGCGACAGTACGCAGTGAGTTTGACTCGACTCGTCAGACAAGGCAGGGCAAGCGGCAAGACCCTATTGCGGATAGACAGGAGAAGATCACCGACTACACGACGATCTTTATCCACAAGAACATCATCAGAAAGAACGGTAAAGACTGGCTCTTTTATACAGCGGGTATGGAGCATATGTTGACCGATCCCGTTCCACTTTCTGAAGCCTATCCCCACCTAAGAGTTGGAGAACGCCCATACGTTATGGGTGGGGCGACCATCGAGGCGCACAAGGTCTACCCGACATCCTTGGTTGAAATGACTCAGGACTTGCAAACCTCCGCAAACGATATTGCTAACCAGAGAACGGACAACGTGCAGTTGGTGTTGAACAAGCGATATCACATTCGCAGAAGTTCCAACATCGACATACACGCACTAAAAAGAAGTGTGCCGGGTGGTTCAGTGATGATGGACGATCCGATGAGTGATGTGCAGATAGTCAATACGCCAGATGTTACTGCCTCGGCTTACGAAGAGCAGGATCGACTGAATGTAGATTTTGACGATATTGCAGGAAACTTCTCTCAGGGTACGGTTCAAACCAATCGGCTAATGAATGAAACCGTTGGCGGTATGGAGATGATTTCCTCAAATGCCAACTCGATCATCGAGTACATGATTCGCACCTTTGCGGAAACGTGGATTGAACCTGTACTAAGCCAACTAATTCGTTTGGAGCAGTACTACGAAACGGATGAAGTTATTCTGACAACTGCTACCAACAGAGCAGAGCAGGAGAATCCGAATGAACCCGCATTCTTCCAGAGGTTCACAGGCGCAGAGGCCGACAATCTTCTTGCTCATAACATGACGGTGGGAGTGAATGTTGGTATTGGTGCTACTGATCCTGTAAGGAAGATTGAAAAGTTGCTGTTGGGCATACGGACGATGGGCGAGATCAATCCAGATATTGTGGCAACCCTTAACCAAGCAGAGGTGACAAAAGAAGTGTTCGGCGCTCTTGGATACAAAGATTCCAAGAGGTTTATTACCGAGCAAGATCAGTCAATCATTGGTCAGTTGCAAGCACAGGTCGAAGAACTGTCTGGTGTTGTACAGCAACTTACCGATAAGGGCGCTCTCAAACAGATCGATGCTGAGTCGCGAATCGTTGCGGCACAGATTAAAGGTCAGTCTGATGTTGCGGCGGCTAAAGAGAAAGCACTGGGCGATATCATGTCTACCCAGATTGCCGCCAATTCTAGAGAAGGTATTGAGGGCATGAAGCAACAGTTGTCATTGATTGATGCCAGATTGAAGGCAGAGAAAAATGACATTTTGAGGGGCGAACTACTACTACAAAAAGAAGCCCTAGTTCATAAGATGCTCATGGAGGAACCAAACATTGGAGTGTCTCCCGGTAATGACGAAGGGAAACAAATGTCCGATGTCCTAATGAATGATCAATACGGGAAGGTTCCCGGTGCAGAGGGTTAATGGACGAAACAGATTTGTTACTTGCGGAGGCAAGACTTGGCCTCCAGACACAAGAATTTTTGAAGTCCCCTGTTGGAAAATTTATCGCGGGCCGGGCGCTCAAGGCAAAACAAGAAGCCTTTGAAGCGTGGGTAAATGTAGAACCTTGCGATGAGGATGCCATCAGGGAACTTCAATTTCGCGCTAGGTTGCCTCAGATAATCATATCTTGGCTTGACGAGGCTATTAACCAAGCACAACACGCAGAAGAAACTCTAAACGAGTTAAGGGAGTAAGCATGGACGCTATCCAACAGGACGTGGACAACGAAGTAGTGACTGAGGAAACCCCTCAAGATGCACCACAGCAATTGTCCAGACAGCAAGAAGAACTGGAACGAATTGCTGAGAAGGTAGGAGAAGATCACGAAACCGAAGGATCGTTTCGCGATGAAGACGCACCTTCTACTGAAGAATTAAGTAGCCCACTCAGAAATGAAGATGGCATCTACTATGCCACTGCAAAAGTGAATGGGGAAGAGGTAGATGTTCCTTGGGATGAGGTGTTAGCCCAGTACCAAAAGAACTCTGCCGCAGACAAACGACTTCAAGAGGCCGCAGAACGCCAACTTGAGTTGGAAGAATATGAGGCCAAGTTGAACGCTTATAGGTCTGACCTAGAAGCGAGAACCAGCCAACCATCCCCGGACGTTGGCACACCTACAGAATCGCTATCTTCGGACGCGACTGACGCGCTATACGCGCAATACCATGATGCCCTTTTCCAAGGCGATGAAGAAAAAGCAAGTAACTTGCTTAAACAGATTCGCTTCGCAGAAAAGCCGGAACCTCAGATTGATGTCACAACCATCATTGAAAGGACGAAGGCCGAAATGCGGGAAGAGGAGAGACAGGCCAGAGAACGCGGTTATGAAAACCGTCGCCAAGATGCTGTGAAGATGTTCCATGAAGAATATCCCGACATCTCCGGTGACGCATCATTACTTGCTGTCGCTGACCGCCGTTCCGCAGAACTCTATAAAGAAAATCCTACCCGCGATCCTTGGGACATTATGCAGGAGTGTGGCAATTTTGCCCGTAACTGGCTGAAGTCCTACGTTCAAAAAGTGGGCGGTGAATCGAAAGACGTATCACGTCAAGAGCGCAAGCAGAACATGGATGAAGTTGTTCCCAAGACCGTCAGAGCCTCGATTGGCGAAGACGCAGTGGAATTGACCTACTCCGACATCATCTCGGAAATGAGAGCGGGCCGGAATCAACCCGCCTGATCTCTTCTTTAAACTTTTGACCAAAGGTACATAAACAATGGCTGGACAAGTTTGGGGAACCAATACCCTCGGTGGGTATATGTACTCCCTTAATCTCTCCAAGGAATTGCGTATGTCTTTGCGTCCGATTGTTAAATTCCGTCAGTTCGCAGATGTTAAAGATGCGTCACACCAAGGTCTCAACAAGGGCGACACTTTCCACTGGAACGTGTACTCCACTGTTGCTACCGGAGGTGCGGCACTTACCGAAGGCACTGCGATTGCTGAAACGAATTTCACAATCACGCAGGGAACCATGTCCATCACGGAATATGGTAACTCGATTCCTTTCACCTCCAAACTAGATGATTTGTCTGAGCATCCTGTGAAGGAGATCATTCACAAAGTCCTCAAGATCGATTGCGCTCAGGTGCTAGACGATTTGGTTGCAGACCAGATCGACGCTTCACCATTGCGTGTTGTTCCGACTGCGGGTACGGCAACTGATGCGGTCACGTTGACCACTAACGGTACTGCTACGCTGACGAACAATGTCGCTCTTGGCAAGGATCACGTCAAAGCAATCGTAGATATTATGAAGGAGCGTAATATTCCTTCTTACGAAGGCGATGACTATTTCTGCCTCGCGTGGCCTACCACGTTCCGCGCTCTCAAAAACGACTTGGAGTCGATAAATCAGTACGTCGAATCCGGGTTCCAGATGATCCGCAACGGTGAAACTGGTCGTTACGAGGGTGTTCGCTTTGTCGAGCAGACTTACCGCCTTAAAGGCGGAGCCGCCGCTGGTATGGGTACTGCCGCTGGAGCATGGACGAATGGTAAGTCGGACTGGGCAATCTTCTTCGGAGCCGATACGGTTGCTGAAGCGGTTGCTATCCCCGAAGAAATTCGCGGAAAAATTCCGACCGACTTTGGTCGTTCCAGAGGTATTGCGTGGTACTACTTGGGAGGCGCTGGCCTCGTTCACTCTACTGCATCTGAAGCCCGCGTTGTCATGTGGGATTCGGCGGCCTAAGGGGTACGTTATGGCACAACATTCGACACAGGGTGTAGGCGTAAAGTCAGGTCTTTCGGATCAGCAGAAGATCACTTCAACCATGAAGGAGTTGGGTCTTGCCTCTCACGGCAAAAACCAACGCCCGATGGGTGTTGGGTCTCCTAGCAAAGCCCCTCATGGGACTACGTTAGACCCTAAGCGTTAACCACAACTAGAGAAGGGGGGCATTAGCCCCCCTTTTTCTTTTAGGAGCAAAGATGTCCTTAGACAAAATTAAATGGTTCAAGATGGAAGACAACATGAAAGACTCTTCTATCGCTTGCAGACATGGAGACATGGGTACAGGCTACGATGACTACGAGTCAGAAGGCCGTGCTATGAAGGCTTACCATGTTGAAGGGGATGAGTGGAAGACCGGGGTAGTTAAGCCAACGCCGATGCATAGTTCAGTGCATATGTCTTGGACTTGGCCGACTACAGTTGTCAAAGTAATGAACAAGGCGTAAGTCATGGCTGATATTGGCGCTCCGGGCGCATCTCAAGGTGGTCAAGGCTCTGGTATGGGGTCGGGGCATGGGAGCGGGAATAAAGAAGGGAATAACACAGGCGGTGGCAAAAAGGGCGAGGGTGATCCTGTTGCTCCGGGTGCTTCAAGTTCGTCAGGAAACCTTGGAGATGTAATTGGAGCGTTAGGTAATTTAGTTGGGGGGTTGAAGAATTTTGTTGGCGTACAGCAAGATGAAACTAGCCAAGAAATAGACGAAACAACTACTGATGTTAACTACTCGGCATATGACAACCCTGCTTACGATTCAGCCGCTGTAGAAGCACAGGTCATGGGGCCACCCTCGATGCAATCCCCTGCATACGATTCAGCCGCTGTAGAAGCACAGGTCATGGGGCCACCCTCGATGCAATCCCCTGCATACAGTGCCGCTAATGTAGAGGCCCAAGTAATGGGGCCACCCTCGATGCAATCCCCTGCATACGATTCAGCCGCTGTAGAGGCCCAAGTAATGGGGCCACCCTCGTTTGGCGCGGTTGCTCAGGAAGAATCGGTAAATAGAAATGTTTCTCGTTCTGCTC